TCCGTATCTAGTCATGAAAGACACAACTGGTTCGAATGTGCTAGGATCTAACACAACGCCACTTGACATTAGTGGAATGTATGGGCAGTAAAATGCCGCCGCATCAGACTCTGAAGAGCCTTTATATCCAACTAATACGTCTGTAGTGTCGCCTGCATACGCATCTACATAAACCTTCATAGCACCGTTTAAAGTACCAACCATTTTAGTGTTAGTTGGAGCTTCAAAAGTACCTTCAGTTGTTCTTGCAAACGCTGAAGTTGTAGCAGACTGTAGGATAGTTAATGCAAATGGTGATACCACTGCATAATTACCCGCGCCACGTCTTGTTCTAGCCGCGATGTTGTTAGCAACTTTGTTGATTAACACGGACAATGCCGCATGTTCATCACCAACAAATGTAGCTGTACCGCTAACTGCCGCTTGGTTAAACGTTTCTTGAGCTGTACCAGCCAAAGTACGTAAAGAAGCTAAAACTTCTTGGTCAATCTCAGCAGTAATTTCTTGAGCTAATGCCGCCATAATTTCTGCTTCGATGTCGATACCTTGTTGTGCTTGAGCATCTTGAGCCGCTTCAAAAGTCCATCTAGCTGATAGCTTTCTGGTTTTTGCTTCGACTGTTTGCTTCAAGATCTGGATGCTTAAACGCTTACCAGCTTGACCTTCTAACGCTTGAGTAGTATCTGGCTTGTCGGTAGAACCGCCACCTGAATAACCTACACCAATTTTAAAAGGTGATAGAGCTTCTTCACCAGCAGTTACATCATCAAATGAATCTGCATAGCGTACTCTTAGTGTGTGGATTTGACCCACTGGACCTGTCATAGGCTGTACACCAACTAATTCGTTGGCGATAACAGTTGGCATAACACGTCTGATTACCGGAAGGATTACACGGTTAAGTGTGGCAACGTTACCTGCCGTAGATGCACCTGCTGTTGCGGTCTCTGCCAAATACTTACGAGTATTTTCAAGAGTAACGCCCATTACAGCTTTCTTATTGCCCTGAAGGCCTTCAAGAAGTGCAGTCTTTGTATCCTGCCAGCGACTTTCTAGTAGTTCTGACATTGTTTTCTCCTTAATTAATCCCTGCAAGTCTTCGAATGTCTATCACGTTATCTGTGTTAGACGAACCTGCATCTATGTCATTTAAGTTTTCTTTATTGCCTGTTACTTGTGTGCCTTCTGTTAACGTCGCCTTAGTTTCCTTCGCTGGGGTATTTCCTGCAATCACGCTAGGCATGTACTTGTCAAATTGCTTTTGCAATTTGTCAGTTTGTACAGATTCCAGCAAGTCGGTCATGATCTCTCTTTGTCCATTGTTTAACGGAGAAAGTAGTTCATTCATAACTTCTTTTCTCTTAGCTGAGTCTTTAACTGTTTTGATTTCAGCTTCTTTGCTTTCAACCATCTTAGTTTTTTCAACTTCTTTAACCTTAGCTTCAGCTAGTTGCTTGTCCTTCAACTCTACAACTTTTAGTAGTTTTGCAGTTTCGGACTTCTCATTAAGATAGCTGTTTGAATATTCTGAAGCAAAAGATTCAAAAATCTTTCTTCCAAAATCATTCTTACGAGCTGACTCAATATCTTCTTTAAGTTGAGAAATTTCTGTAGTAAGACCTTTCTCTACTGTTTCTGCTACTATTTTTGTCGCATCTTTGATGAACTTGCCCTTAACTTTAGCTAGATGTTCTTTGGCTTCACGTACTAAACGTACTTTTGTTTCTGCCAAGTCTTTTTTATCTTCGTAAAACTCTGCGATTTCTTTTGATAGAGAATCAACAACAAAATCTTCAAGTTTTTGGAATTTACCAGCTACTGCTTTTTGATCTTCGTGTAGTTCACCGATCTCTTTACCTAACTGTTTTACAACAAAAGTTTTTAGTAGATCTGCATTTTCACGCATTGCTACGGCATATTTTGCTCTTGCTTCAGCTAGTTTATTACGATCTTCTGTGAATTCTGAAATTTCTTCACCAAGTTTTTCTTCAAGCATTTTATCAATAGCTTCCACCATCGTAGACTTATCATGCTCATACTTTTGTGCGAATTCTTCACGAAGTTCAGCAGTGGTTTGCAAACGATTCTCTTTAATCTTTTGCTCCCATGCACTTTCGATTTCTGCTCTGATTTCCTCTGAAATTGCATTGTTTTCAAAGAGTGTCTTCAGTGCATCTAACATTAGTTTTCTCCTAAATTATTGGAGACCGTTGATAATGTTGACCAACGATTCCTTTAAGTATTTTTGAGCCTTTTCATCGCCGTGTATTTGGCGAGCCATATTTATTGCCTTGTAACCACCTGATGTATTCAACAAATGCTCGTAAATGGGAGTTGGATAGGCTCCCGGAGCACTTGGTTGTGCGACACAGTCAACAGTAATAATTTCAAACTCGCTGACTTCTCCGCTACCGTCTTCTTTAACGTTTCC